CCATTCAAAAAAGGTACCGTCCCTCGTTCCAATACTGCCCCTTCGGCCACCATGGCTAGAGCAGCTGCCACAGCTGGTAACAAAAATGCGTTCAAAAATATGACTGGCTACAATCTCACAAACAATTTGAGGAATAAGATTGTTAAAGCCAAGAATAGAAAGAAAAAGTAATGTTGGACGTAGAAGCTCTAGCTAAAGAAGTATACACACTTGGAGCTGGGTATTCTGAACGTGTATACCATAACGGTATGGAAGTGTTGCTTCGTAAGATGGGTGTTCCATATGAGACTGAGAGAATCGTTCCTATAAAATTCCAGGGGCATGTGATAGGTAATCTTAGGGCTGACATTATAGTCAATAACGAAGTTGTTTTAGAGTTTAAAACAATTAGATCTCTCAATGACCAGGTGGAGTTACAGGCTCAAAACTATCTTCATCTGACAGGTCTGAAGAAGGCGTACCTGGTAAACTTTCCTCCGTTTCCGAATCGTGATGTGGAGATTCGTTGTGTTGTAACAGAACCATAAAGGGTAAAAGTTTCACTAACATTCCGTAAAACTCTTTGGATTCATCGTGATACTTCTTAGGATTGCGAAGACCTTCCGTCAAAATCTCACGGGCTCTTTGTAGATGATATTCGGCCTCTTCTACACAGAACTTTTCATACTCATTCATTAATTAGAGTAATACCAGCTTCTTTAAGCTTGGTGATCTGAACGACACATTGGGCATTTATCAAGTCTAGGAAAACATTTTGATGCGCATACAAAGTGTGTACACTTTCTAAAACGTACACACTTCTTGATATCCAGACACACTGGACACTCTGCGTTTTCCTTAAACTCTAAGACTTCATTCTTGAATCTCCAAAAACAATTTGAGCACACTTTCAATCTTGGATCCATTGTTTTAAAACATACCTCAAAATTCGGACACTTCTGATCCTTCTTCATGTAGAAGTAAAAACTCTTATATCTTTAAATTCAGATTGTTGGAATATATTCCCATTGTAGTTCGTGACAGATCTTTTTCCATATTTGATCTTGTACGTATAATTTACTTTTAGATTTGAGAAGAGGGAAATACTGAAGATATTTATCTTCTTCCAACAGTTCACAAAACTTATAAAGTACGTAAGAATAACTTAAAAAGTTTTTTCTATCAGTTGGACAATTCCTATCGAATGGTTTTTGAATTTCTTTGAACATTAAACGTAACCTCTCTTCGAGTTCTTGTGGCATAGAAGGTGCTTTGATACCATTAAGAATATTAGTAATGTACGGTACATGTTCATAATACTTATTAAGTCTCAACTTCTTTAGAAGACCTCTAATCTTTGTATGTGTAATCTCATCCAATTTCTGAATCTTCATCTTTTTGAGTTCTGTCTTCAATTGATCCATGACCTCTTGTGGTATCGTTGTCATTTCCTGTGCCTGAAATTGACTCAACCATTCATTGAAATGATTTTCCCTCTTGTAACTGTAGTTGATAATTTTTTCAGAAGTCTCCTGTTCTTCCTTATACGTCAATTCTTCGCTAATTAGGGTTGCCAAAATCAGTCCGCACGCATCACAAACCAACTCACTTGTATCATGAATATGAATAATATTACTGTAAGAACACGTTGGACATTCGTCTATTTTATTATATTCAATTGGTCTTGCGATATTCTGCTTTTCAACTTCTATCAAATAATCATTGAAAATATCTTTCCTCTTTAAACCAACTGTCTCTTTTACATTAAAAATATTATCCGTGTTTGTCTCGTCTTCTGTAGTATCAGCATACATATTCATATAAGGCATACAACTAATAATATAATCAGACATCTCACTCTCATATTTTTTCTTGTTTACAGGATCATTCTTCATGAGAGTCGTCCAAGTATCAATTTTATTTTCGTACCTACTTAAAAAGTTACCCTCCATTATATTTAAGAATGTTGTTCAAACTTTTAAGTACCCTTATTTACCTATATAAAAAATTAACCACTCCAAGTGATTATACTATCATATCAGAGGAACTTGAGTATAAGATTGATCATGATATGAAATATAAAATTGAGGATGAATTTTGGGAACAAGAGGCCAAGACATGGAAAGATGGTATTTTAGATGAATATCATAGTTATGTGACTAATAAACTTTTTAGAAATACAATTGTCCCCCAAAATGTTAAAAATCTCATTCTTCGTGTGAAATACTTCTATAATGGAAAGATTTATAAGGCCATTACACAGGATATTAATTTTATACCTGGAAAACAGGAACAGGATAATATGATATTTAGTATACCACTTACCAACGCATGGATTGTTGATCATGACGATAAACCACAAGTGGATATTACAGAAAAAGTTAAGCGTTACGCGGGTCCTAGAAATGACTTTCACGATCAAGCTGTTCCACTTCAAGACTTTCTGTATTACACTCAAAAAACTCTTGAAACCAGGTTTCCAAAAATAATGTTGGTTAATTCGTTGGGTATGAAAAAAATAGTACTGACTACTCAAGATTATACAAATGATCTACGCATCCCTTAATTCCATGTTACATATCATCAGATACTTTCGTTGCCAAGTAGAATTTTACCTCTCCCAGGTTTGCAACGTTATATTTCAAAATCAGAAATCTATTACCTTCTTCCTGCATAATTTGCACAGACGCACACATACTCGTCGCCTTTGTAAATATATTCAAATACTTTAGACTATATAGACCACTGATTTCCTGGCTATCATCAGGGCATTCAATGTATGTCTCTTGGTTTGCAAAGTCGCCTTCACACCTAAGACGAAATTCCTTACCAACCCTAGTAATTTCAATTTCAGTACCTATATTTGACATATCTCTACACAACCTCTGAAAATCTGTAGAAGGTAGAATCGTATTACTTGTCATTTTGACATCAGGGACTTCAATGCGACTTTCGTTGATATCCAATAGTTTCAATTGAAATTGTGTTTTCGTTTTTTTTGATTCACTTATGATCTCAATATCCATATATTCTTTAGAATTGATTTCAATCTTGAGAACATCGTTGTTTGTTATTGTCTTTAAAAGTTTGAAGGTGTTTGAGATATTAACACCAGCAATTATTTCATCTTGTTCACAATGATATTCTTCAAAATTGTCAGCAGATAAGAACATATCAATTAGAGATGTTCTCGCTGTATCCAATGTCACGATATACATTCCCTGTGGACGAAAGTAGATATTTACATCATTCAAAATTTCTTTGAGTACTTCAAATGTTGATTTGATGGCTGATGCTTGTATCGTAATCAGTTTCATATTATTAAATAATCAGCGTTTTATCTTTAATTAGTTTGGTCTGAATATGCAACACCTTTACTCACATCCCTAGAAATTTTGTCTTGTAATTCTTGTGTCATAGCTGGTTGAAGAGACTGACCATATGAATCAAGAGAAAACATCTCCGAATCATTATCTTCACTGTCAAGAGTTGTCATGGAGCACCCCCCACCGAAACCCCAATTCGTAATTTCTTTGTTAGGGAGTAGAGACTCTAACCAATTTTTTATTTCGCTACCAACAAGAATTTTACCGTTTTTAGTGAGCATAGTGGGAACCCTTGTGATCTTATTCTTGTATGCAGGTGGAATACCCTGAGTATTTATGTTATGATAATGGACAAGTTGTTTTAATCGTGGTTGTCCATTGATATAATCAATAATTTCCATCGAATGTTTGCATCTTGGACTGTATATCAGTAGAGACATCTAATATCTATATGGTATTTTGTAAAAAAAAATTAACGCATAGTAGTAAAGATGATGAATTGGTCTTTGACGATCGTTCTTATTGCTATTGTCCTGCTTCTCACGGTTCGTCGTGAGCCATTTACAGAAATCTTCGGGTTTTCAGGACATACTAAACCAACTGGTCGTGTTCGTTTCAACGATCCCATGCCCAACTTTTCAGGGTACGAGCAGGTAGAAGCTGATATTGATAATGATATGATGCAAACATTTGTTCTCCAAGCTAATAAAGAGATCTCTAGGCGTACTGGTCTTTGCACATACATCATTGAGACCGTTAACGTTAAAAAGTATGTTGGTGAAGACAAGGAAATATACGAATGTGTATTCATGACAATGAAGAATAATGGATTCTCGTTCGGTTTTACTGTTGCGGCTTATTTTGAAGTTGAGAATGGCGTTATTAAATTAGGACCTCTTCGTACACAGCCACTCAATGATGAGTCGGCTACCGAAATTGCTCCTTTTGTAGATGGTACTTCAGGCAAAGACTTTGTAAAATATGAACTTGTGAAAGAGAAAGCTACACCCACCCTCAGTGAGTTAGAAATGGCTAAAAATAAATTACAGTAATTATAATGATCAGCATCAATGACGTAACAAAGATTGATGAAAAGAGAAAACAGATCAAAAAAGAAATATACACACGAATATACGAACAGTTTTCTCGAAAAATAAAACAATGTGTTGAACTTGGTCATAAACAAGTATTTTTGACAGTACCTGCGTTTGTCGTTGGGTGTCCCACATTTGATAGATCGGCAGCAGCACGGTACGTGGCACGGCAATTTAAGTTGGGTGGATTTGGTGTAAGACTTGTAAGTGAATACGACATCTACGTGTCGTGGGTGGTACCCAAAAAAGTAAAGGTTAAAAGTGTTGAATCTGAAGAACCAGACTTCCCAGACCTCATGAACTTGAAGAAGATGGCTGATAAGTACAGGAGAAGTGCGTAGGAAGTATGGTAATAAAAACACACTCAATGATAAATGGACAACCTGAATGTATTGGTAGAAGCCAAGAAAGAGTACTTAGGCCAACTTTGCCTCATCATGTGTCCGGTTATGATTGAAGTATTTCAGGATATGTACAAAGAAGCTGTAACACTTTCCAAGGGAAAGAAGACCCTTGTTATGTTTCAGAAGCTTCTAAAGGAAGTTCCCAACTGGTCTAACCAAATGTCCGCTCAACACACTAGTAACATTGCTGATCGCTGTGCTTGGTTCAACGACCTTCTAGCGGCGGTATTTGTTGCCTGTACTAAGATTCTCTCTGCTGTTCGTCTAAAGGCAGACAACAAGAAGATTAGTCTCAAGCTTCCAACTAACGAGGTATTCATTCAAACATGCTACAACAACGCCGCTAAGGATCTTTATCGCGACCCTTACATTTTCCACGATGAACAGAGTGAATATACGAGGGATGATCAGCTTACTCAGCGTTTATGTGTATGCATAGAATCTACCGTAAAAGAGCTCATCCCAGTTCAGCAGATTCTTCAGACCTACATGTCCCAGGAGACTCGTGATATTGACCTTGATGGTGAGGTTCAAGACACTGAGGATCCCGATGTGTTTGATACTCCAATGGAAGAACCAGAACCAGAACCAGAACTTCCCCCGATGGAAGAACACCTTCCAGAGAACGAACCTATGGGGGGTGTAGAGGATCAACAGATTCAGCCAACTGGTCTAGAGAATGAGTTTAAGACTGTACCAGGTGTCCAGGCTCCACCAGCAGAATTTGAGCAGGAACCAGATATTGAAGGACCCCCTTTACCTCAGGCCACTGAAGATACAGACGACGGTGTTCTTTTCGGTGACGCACCTGATCACCGTGTAAAAAAAACTGCGTATAATTAAATGGAGTTATCCGACTATCTCAGAGATCCAATGAGCGCTGCACTCATAGCTGCGGCTATCACAGCTGGATATATTCACGTGAAGGCTCAGCTTAATAACGAGGGTAAGCTAGAACTTAATAAATACACAAAACCAGCAGCTCTTAACGCTATTCTCGTATTTTTCATAGTATCTAACGGTCTTGGTCAAAAAGAAACTATTTCTACCGAACCTTTTTAACTTAAAGATTAAACCCTACGTATAAGAAAATGGCGTCTGTCACTGCGTTTAATGACATGCTCTCCCAATTTCTTGTGGAATTGCACAAGACTTTTCCAGATGAAAAAGGCATCAAGAAGATGACTGCCTCGTTTGAGGTAATCAAGCAGTCTAACCCCCGTCTAATTGTTGATGGTTTTATGAAGGGTGTGACTCCATACGCGAATAAGATTTCTGCTAAAGATGAGTCCTTCCTTTTGGAGGAGATTGAGAAGATTGACTTTCTTAAGGATCTCAACATCAAGAGTTATTGGACTCGTATGAGTGCCAATACACAAGCGGCTACCTGGCAGTATCTACAGACTCTGTATATGCTTGGTACCACAATCAATTCTATTCCAGCTGACACACTCTCCCAAATTGAGCAAATTGCAAAGGGTGTCGCTGACAATATGCAGACCGATGGTGGTGAACTTGATCAAGATGCACTCATGCAGATGATGGGTAGTATGCTTGGTGGTATGGGTAAAAAATAAACTCATGGTATATTAAATGAAGGTTTGGTTTGAAGATCCTCAGCAAATTACTAGATCTGACCAGGTTTTACAGTTTTGGCCAAACATTGAACAAACACCAGAGGACCGAATTAACTCTGCTTCTCGTTTTATAATTTACGCGTCTTGTATTATTTATCTTTCTCGTCGCGACCCAAGGATTTTTGTACTAGGTGGTACTCTTTTAGGAGTTCTTTATGTCATGTACAAGTCTAAGATGGTTAAGGAGGGTTATGGATTAAATGTGAGAGCTGATGAACGTGGGTGTCAGATGCCTACCCAAGATAATCCAATGGGTAACGTTCTTATGACAGATTACACAGATGCACCAAACCGTCTTGAGGCTTGTTATTATCCCAGTGTGAAACCAATGGTTAAATCCTATCTAGATGACCGTATTCCATATGATGCGGGTAGATCTCGTTCGGCTCTCCCAGAGAGGCAACGAGCTGCTGCCGCTCGTCAGTTCATTACTGCACCAGTATCTAAGATCCCAGGTGATCAAACTGCTTTCGCGGAATGGTGTTATGGATCCAAGAATAAACGCGATTGCCGAACCAATCCAGAAATGTGTAACCCAGACGCAAGGGGTGTTCAATTAGAGGCATTTGCGGGTCTTGACCCGGCTGGTGATAGCCGAGTTTCTCATCGGGGACATGGATTCGCTCCAGCTTAAATATAAATATTCTCGTCTAATAATAAACATGGCATACCAATTACAACCTGGTCTTGCAATAGTTCAAAATACGGGCGCTCTTCCATCTATGAAGGCCACCGAAGAGGTTTTTGTATATCCTCAGCCCAGTACCCTTAACTACTGCTGTCGTCCAAATACTATGCTCTATGGAACTGCTCCCTACATGGCCGGAAAGGGATCTCCAGCACAATTCATCGATGTGAGTGATGAACTTCGTCCACAATCTACTACTCGTTTCAACAGGGTTATCGTACCAACCTATGAACGCAACCTTTTCCCACTCGCCAATATGGAGTGCAAGGTACCTCTCCGTTCTATTGGTTATGAGCCAATGAGTACTCGTGCGGAACTCCAGAACGGCCTCTTTCACCAAAGATACGCTAATAAAAATGTTACTAAAAAATAAGAATGGCTGACCCCATTTCACTTGCAGCTATTGCTGGTCTAATTTTTGCTGGTAGATCTTTTAGTAAAAAGGCTGAATCGGAACCAGTTCAACCAGAAGTGGATCAGACAGTTGAATTTATTGAACGTCCTCAGAATGCATATGATGAAGTTTCTGAAATGGTTGAACGCGGTTTTGAACCACGTATGGAAATTCCTCAAAAGAGAGAAATGGATAATTTTGCTGATATCTCTTATCAACAGAGAAGTGGCGGACAGGAGATTCTCAACATGAGAAATCGTATGTACGACACTGGTCGTATGAACAACTTGTCACCCATTGAGAAGCAAATGGTTGGTCCAGGTCTCGGTGTCGGTGCTGACACTCCAGCGAGTGGTGGTTATCAACAGATGTTCCGTGTGAACCCTATTAATGTAGGTGAATATAGACTTACTACACTTCCAGGACGATCTGGTCCAGCCGCGGATACCACTGGTGGTCGCTCGGCTCTCGTAGGACAGTTGACCCACAATAAACCAGAGACTACTGCCCACTTACCAACACGTCTTCCACCCAGTGCGGGTCGTGCTCAGGGTATGTCTGGTGCGATTCCAAGAGCGAGTCATCAGAAGACTATGAGAACAACTAACCGTTCGGAGACGGGTCACCGTGCGGATGGATTAGGTTTTAATGGTGCCAAGCGTTTCATATCCGCTCAAAGTATGCCACAAGATCCTACACGATTTAAGAGTGATCGTAACGACGGTCAATTTGAGCATTACGCTCATGCGAATCCAGGTATTACCAATTTCAGAGGTGCGTATGAGACTAGCGCGGCTGCTAAAATTACTACGAAGAACAACGAAGAGTTGATGAGGTACGGCTTCCGTCCAGAGGATCGTCGTGGTAAGGCTAATCGTATGGGTAACAAGGGTCGTATGAATGTTAGAGAGAGTGCCCTTAAGCAGGGTGGTGCCCTCACTGCCGTTCGTACTGATACTTCCCGTATTGACGGTCGCGTGAATGGTCCAAATGGTGGTTGGACTCAGAACTATCAGCAGAAGCCATTCCATCAGTTCAATGCATACAAGGGTAACGAGAATCCCAACTCCAGAGATTTGGGTCTGGCGGCGAGAGTTCTACAGAAGAACCCCCTTTCTCAAAGTATTTGTTAAATGTTCAGTTATAGATAAAAACAATCATTAAAATATTGTACATATATTTTAATGAAGGTTCATACCCTTGACATAGATAGTAGTGAGAGGGATACCA